CCCAGGCCCACACCGGCATGTACTTTTGCCGCGGGCCTGGCTTGACCCATTCGCGCCTGTGGATAAGTCCAGAGCGGAACAGGCTGTTGCAGATCCAGTACATCGTCCTAGGAAAAATCCTAAAGCGCTCGGCCAGCTGCGCCGCGGTCTGCGGGTTTCTGATGATGCTGGCAAGGATGGCGCAATAGCCATCGAGGCCTATGCGCGCGTCGCGGGCTTTCTGCAGGTTGCTCATGCCGCGGCCCTCCGAGACGCCATAGCGGCCCGCCTGGCCTCGTCTGCGGCGAGCTTTTGCTCCGGCGTGAGCTGCTGCGATGCGAGGTAGGCCTGCGTTTGCTCGATGGCCTGGGCGCCGTTGGCCTGGGCTACGGCCGGCGCAAGGCCGATGGCTGCGGCCTGTTCCCGCCTTCCGGCAAGGGTGGCGCAGATCCAGCCGATCGGCTTGGCAATGCCCCGCTCCACCGCCTCGCGGCCTATGCCCTCGAACTCGGCCGGCGTGGCACCCTGATCTAGCAAAGCCGCCAGCCTGGGGTCGTCGAGGTTGATCCGCAGCAGGTCGATGCCGGCGCGTTTTAGGGCCTGACCGATTCCAGCGCGCGCAGAAACAGCGTTAGCTGTTTCTAGTCTGGTGTCTGGTGTCTGGCTATGGTTAGGTTGATCGATCGTTGCACGATTCGTGCTCCGTTCGTTTGGTTTTCGTTTTGCCTTTCGTGCTGCCTCTCGTGCTTGAGCGATGCCACGATTCGTATCAGCCTGGGCTGACGCTTTGCCTATCTCAGCGTCTGCCCGGTCGTTGACCAATCCTGCGTCAGTCGTGCGCCAGTATTGGCCGGCAATCACGTCGATCGCCTCGCGCTCTGCCCTGTCTTGCGCCCGCAGCATGCGGTGCAGCGCCTTGCCGATCGGTAGCGGCTTCTCCGTGGCGTAGTAGTGCTGAAGCATCAGCAGATACGCGCCGTGCTCGGTCACGGACAGGTGCGCCGTGTCGCGCTGGTAATCGCCGATGTAGAGCTTGAAAAAGTTCACGCTTTTGCCCATTCCCGCTCAAGCCGGCGGGCCGCACTGGCAACCTTTCGCCCGGTCAGAAACACCAGCCCGACACGCTCGAGCTCGGCCATCCGTTTGCCGACTGCGTGGCCGGTTAGCTGCGTCCGCGAGCCGATGGCGTCCTTTCCCATCGGCCCATACTGCCCGAGCGCGGCGAGGATGATCCGGTGATGCCGGTTCTGAAGTTCCTTCGCCTGCGCCGCCGCTGCGTGGCTTGTACCTGGATCTGTGCACCGCGCGGCCGGCGGTGCGACGTCATCGAAAATCGACAGTTGCGAGCTCACAGCCTGACCCTCCGCAGCAGCTGCTCGGCCTCGGACTTCGCCGATAGGCCTACGATCGTTCCAGGATCGCCGAGTGCGACGCGACGCTCGCGGTTGATGCGCGCCGTCTCGGACTGCTGAACCTCGCGCGTGCGCTGCCATTGCGGCTCGAACATGGGCGGCCAGTTGTGCGCCCGGATCAGCGCAGAAAAGTGGCCTTTCGGGTAGTGCTTCATGTCACGCCTTTCTGCCTACCCGCGCGGGAAGGTCCGCTTCGCGCATCTTGCTGATGGCCAGCAAGTTATTCGGCGACAGCCGGAACCCTTCGTCCTTCGCCGGCTTGCCGTCGCGGGTGATGTAGTCGAAGCTGTAAACGCCATCGCTATTCGGACCCATGCGCGGCATAGGGCACAGCACGCACAGCCGACCGGACGGCGACAGGTAGAGATTGCCTGGCACCAAGTCGGCAGCGGTGAACTTCGCGGACTTCACGCTGCAGCTTTTTCAGCGGCCGGAAGATGTGCCCAGAAACGCCCGACCGTCTCAATTCCAGGGTTCGCAGTCTCTCCGCGCTGGATCTTATAAAGCGTGTGGAATGGCACCCCGGATGCTTCGGCGATGCTTTCCAGCTGCTTGATCGAGAACGGCGCAAGGCGCTGCCTTACATCGTCGCCTGAAGGAAGATGTGTGTGCATGTCGAGCATCTTACCCAATGCGGCAACGTTTCGTCAACCGATTTCGGCATCTAGGTGCTTTCCCTAGCTTCAAAATATTTTGCCTAAATCGGTTGACACGTCATTGCCACATCCGGTAAAGTTCACTCCATGCCCTGCAGACGGGGCTACAGGAGCAAAGCAAATGCAGACCACCAAGATCAGCGCCTACAGCCTCCAGCAAGTGCTGAAGGAAAACGCGCAAGGCGTCAAGGTAGCCGGTTACACGGTTCGCCCAGGCTTCAGCAACGGCCTGTTTATCTACGCCAAGCAGCAGCCGAGCGGATATGTGGGGTTCTCGACATGACCTACTACACCGACGACATCGACCTCGCCCTTTCCGCCGAAGGCGCCGAGCACGACGCGCAAGGCCTGGCCGAATCGATGCGTATCGCCGAAGAACTGATCGGCCACGCCGAGCGCGCGCTGAAGGCCGGCAACGCAGAGGCCGCAGCGGACTACATGCGCAGCGCGGCGCTCGAACTGCTGGGGGAAGCATGAACTACACAGCCCACATCACGGCGCGGGATGGAGTCATTCGGCGCTTCGCGCTGATCGCTACAGACCGCAGCGACGCGCTGGACGAAGCCCGGCTTCTGGCGCTGGCGCACTTCGGTCGCGGGTTCACCTACTCGGTGAGGCAAGCATGAAGTTCTATCGCTCAACCCGAGAGGCATTCCCATCGGAGCGCTTCCCCGCGATCGAAATCTATCGCCGGCCCTGGCCGGAACGCGCGGCCGGCTGGCTCGGCGTCATTGGCACGCTGTCGCTACTGGCTTTCATTGGTGTTCTTCTGGCCTGGAGGGGATGACATGAACGCGATGAACATCGACGCAATCCACCGCAAGCATCAAGAGAAGCTGGCGGAAGCGATTGATCTGCAGCAAAGCCTGCGCCACCGTCTGACGCATCGGCGCTGCGCCGGCCCGTGCAACCAGGGCCGCAACCTTTGCCCGTGCCCAGAGTCGTGCGAGATCATGAAAGACGACGGCGCGCTAAATCCTGCAAAGGGCATCATCTACGCGCTCATTGGTTCGCTCGCAGCGTGGGCTGCGGTCATCGCCTTTGCGCTGGTGCTGCGCGCATGAACGCACCGCAAACGCTACCGATCGGCTTGGTGCATGGCATGCCGAACGAGGAATACCACCGCCTGCCAGGCCTGAGCGCGTCGGGCATGAAGCTGCTTGCGCGCACGCCTTACCACTACCACAACCGCGCCAGCAAAGAGCCGACGCCAGCGATGAAGGCCGGCACGCTTGCGCACTGCGCGATCCTTGAGCCTGACGCGCTGGCGCAGCGCTACCTGGTGCGGCCCGCCGACATTGACGGTCGCACGAAGGAAGGCAAGGCGTGGCTCGCTGCGGTGCCGGCCGGTCTCGAAATCATCACAGCCGAGCAGATGGAAACCGCGCGGCGGCAGGCAGAAGCTGTGCGCGCGCTGCCGGAAATCGCGGCGCTGCTTGCCAGTGGCCAGCCGGAGGTTTCCGGGTTTTGGACCGATGAGGAAACTGGCATGCCTTGTAAGGTGCGGCCTGATTGGGTTCACGCAACGCCGGAGGGCGTCATTCTGGTGGACGTTAAGACGGCGCAAGACGCCAGCCCCGATGGCTTCCCGCGGGCGATGTGGAACTTCGGTTATCACCTGCAGGATGCTTTCTACACCGATGGATTCGCGCTCGCCAGCGGCTTGCCAGTGCTCGGGTTCGTGTTCGTGGTGGTCGAGGCCGATCCGCCGCACGCCGCCGCAGCATACGTGCTTGACGACGAGGCGCGCGACAAGGCGCGGGCTGAAAACAGGCGCCTGCTGGACCTATACGCCGAGTGCACAACCACCGGGAACTGGCCCGGCTATCCGAACACGATCCAGCCTATCACGCTGCCCAGGTGGGCGAACCTTTGACATGCAGAAGATCAACATCATCGGCCTGCAGTTTGGCCGTCTGCTGGTGCTGAACGAGATTGGGAAGATCGGCCCGCACGTTGCATACAGATGCCAGTGCGCTTGCAAAGCCATAGCCATAGTGCGCGGTCATTCTCTGCGGAAAGGCGACACGACATCTTGCGGCTGCTATCGCAAAGATGTAATGCGCAACAAGCAGAAGACGCACGGCATGTACGGCACGCCAACCTATCGCTCATGGCGGGCGATGCTGGCTAGGTGCATTGATGAGTCGCACAAGCAATTCGCCGACTACGGCGGGCGTGGCATCACTGTCGATCCCGCGTGGCTGACGTTTGAGGGCTTCTTTGCAGACATGGGCGAACGGCCGGCAGGAAGGTCGCTAGACCGATGGCCCGACAACAACAGCGGATACCGCAAGGACAACTGCCGATGGGCAACACCAACCGAACAAGCACGCAACAAGCGCAACTCGCGCATCAAGGAGAAGACCACATGAGAACAGACGTAATCGACGCGCCACAAACCGACACGCTCGCTCCGCGCGACAACGCAGTCATGCCAGGATTCAGCAACAACGCAAATTGGGAGTTGGCGCAACGAGTCGCCAAAGCCTTTTCAGCGTCGAATTTGGTGCCGCAGAACTTCCAAGGCAATCTGCCGAACTGCCTGATCGCGTTGGAAATGGCGAACCGCATGGGCGCGTCGCCGTTGATGGTCATGCAGTCGCTTTACGTGGTGCATGGCACGCCGTCTTGGTCTAGCAAGTTCCTTATTGCATGTTTCAACCAGTGCGGTCGTTTTTCTTCACTGCGCTACGAGTGGAACGCAGACAAGACCGCATGCCGTGCCTGGGCCACGGAGAAGGCAACCGGCGAGCGCATCGAAGGCCCGCAGGTTTCGATGCAGATGGCGAAGGACGAAGGATGGAGCGGAAAGAACGGCAGTAAGTGGAAAACAATGCCGGAACTGATGCTGATGTACCGCAGCGCGGCGTTCCTGATCCGCACCTATGCGCCTGAGATCAGCATGGGCCTGCGCACCGACGACGAACTGCACGACCTGGCGCCTGTCGAGGAAGTGCGCCAGGCATCGGGGCTGCAGGCGGTGCGCGCTGCTTTGACGCAAGCGCCGGCCGGGCCAACGCCGTCTGCGCTGCCGGTGGTGTTCGACTATCTCGCCGCGATGAAGAAGATAGAAGCCAGCGCAGACCGCGAGATCCTGGCGCTGTTCGCCGACGAGTTCCGCGAACTGCCCGACTCGCCGGAACGCGACGCGCTGCTTGATGCGTACAGGGCGCGGGATGCTGCGCTTTCGGGGGAGTGATGAGCGAAACCGACGACTTTCCGCCGCTGCCTGAGCCTGCAATCCTGGGGATGCTGTACCCAGACCACCCTGGATGGGAGTGTCCGCACCTATTCACTGCCGACCAGATGAACGCCTACGTCCTAGCCGACCGCGCAGCCAGAGCAGCGCCGGTGGCGTCCTCAGAGGATATGTATGTCGTGTGGCTGCTTGGCTATAAGCAAGGAAAAGATGAGGCCACCCCACCAGCAGCGCCTGCGCCGCAACGCTCGACCGGATGGGTCGCAAAGCGCGACCACTACGCGGTGCCGGTGCTGTTCAACCCGTACACCGGGGAGCCGCGCGACATGCGAGACGTGCATAGCGACCCGCAGGGCATCCTGATCGCGCCACCCGGCGCGCAGATGCTTGCCGCAAAGCCTGCGCAGCCAGCCGAGCTTGTGGCAATGAACAACTGCACGGGCTGCGTGAACGAGAACGTCATCGGCGGGCCTTGCCGAACGTGCGTTGGGTCGAGCAACCGTGTCGAGTGGGAGGCGCCTGCGCAGCCAGCCCCGTCAATCGGCGCGATGCTGGACACCATCGAGAGGAATGACCACATTCCGATGGCTCCGGGGCAGGCAGTGAAGCAAGCCATGCAGCCAGCACAACAGCCGCTGACCGACCGACTGCGCGCTGCCGTCGCTGAAGTCATGCAGCACCAGTTCACCCACAACCGTCGGGCGATGACCGCACTGCAAGAGTTGATCGACGCGGCGGATGCTGTCGTCCTCGCCGCGCAGGAGGGCAAATGAGCAATCTATTCGTTCCAAAGCCGCAATGCACCGAGACGAGCGGCGCGTGCTTCACTGCTGGTGAATGCCTATCTGACTGCGCTAGGGTGCCGCAGCGCGAGCACATCGCAAGCGAGCATTGCTGGTGCGAGCCGACCAAAGAGCATACCGACGAAGAAACCGGTATTTCGGTGTGGCTGCACCGGATGGTTCACTGAAGGAAAAGCCATGAACCACGACCACGCCGAGCTTATCGCCCGCCTGCGCAGCATCCAAAGCCCCCATTGCCAGCATGCGGCGGATGCTATCGAGGCGTTGGTGGTTGACGCTGAACGCTATCGGTGGCTGCGCGACCAGTGGGCTCCGTCGATTAGCAAGAGGACTTCGCTGGCGGTAGATACAACCATCGTATCGGCTAGAGAAGCGTTAACACCGACGGACATAGACGCCGCCATTGACGCGGCTATACAGGAGGGCAAGGCATGAGTCACGATGATCTACCCGCAAAGCTGCGCAACTTCTACGCGCATGCAGGTTCAGTTGCTGGACACCTCCCGCTGATTGCCGCCGACCGCATCGAAGCCCAGGCTGCGCGGATTGCGGAGTTGGAAAGCGCGCTGCGCGAGGCGAACGACATGCTGCAGAAGTACATCCTCGCGCCTGCGTTGACGGATGATGAAATTCGGTCGATTTACCGTCATGTTTTCAGTTCGCCATTTCTACCGCAAATCTATGGACTTGCCAAAAAATTCGCACGCGCCATCGAGCGCGCCATTGCGGAAAAGCCATGAGCCACGACCACACCGAGCTTATCGCCCGCCTGCGCAGCATCCAAAGCCCGCACTGCCAGCATGCGGCGGATGCACTCATAGCCCAGGCTGCGGAAATCTCCGCACTGCACACAGAGATTGACGCCTGCCACAAGCGCATCCTTGCACTGATTGCGGAGGTGTCTGAATGAACTACGCTGAGTTCGTCGCCAGCAAAGAACTGGCTCAGATTTCCACGGGCTTTGAGCCGAGTGGCATCAAGCCGCATCTGTTCGACTTCCAGCGCGCGATTGTCGAATGGGCTTGCAAGCGTGGGCGGGCTGCCATCTTCGCCGATACGGGGCTTGGCAAGACCGCCATGCAAGCCGAGTGGGCTCGGCAGGTTGCCGACCATACCGGCGGACGAGTGCTGATCCTTGCCCCGCTGTGTGTCGCACAGCAGACCGTTGAGGAAGAGGGCAGGTTCGGAACGTCCATCAAATACTGCCGCAACGAGTCGCAGGCAGAAGGCGACATCATCATCACGAATTACGAGATGGTCGAGCACTTCGACGTGGCGGACTATGCCGGCATCGTGCTCGATGAGTCATCTATCCTGAAAAGCCACGACTCAAAGACGCGGGCGAAGATCATCAGCATGTTCAACAAGACGCCTTACAGGCTGAGTTGCACAGCGACACCGAGCCCGAATGACCATATGGAACTAGGCAACCAAGCCGAATTCTTGGGCGTCATGACTGCAGTCGAGATGCTGGCTATGTTCTTTGTCCATGACGGTGGAGACACTGCCAACTGGAGACTCAAGGGGCACGGCAAACAACGCTTCTGGGAATGGATGAGCACATGGTCTGTGTGCGTTCGCAACCCTGCAGACTTAGGCTTCGATGGCTCCAAGTACATCCTCCCCGGCCTGCAGATGCACGAGCACGTCATCGACGTGGAAGAGGCGTTGCCTGGGCAACTGTTCTCTGGCATTGCCCAGACGCTGACAGAGCGTCGCGACGCGAAGCGGCAGTCAATGGCGCATCGTGTGGGCATCACTGCCGATCTGGTGAACAAGCACAAGCGACCCGCAATTGTCTGGTGTCACCTGAATGACGAAAGCAAGGCGCTCGCGGCAGCTATTCCTGACTCTGTGGAAGTCACGGGGTCAATGTCTGCCGATGAGAAAGAGCGCGCCATCATGGCTTTCACTCATGGAGAAAAGCGCGTCATCGTAAGCAAGCCATCCATCTGCGGATTCGGCATGAACTGGCAGCACTGTTCCGATATGGTGTTTGCTGGTCTTGATGACTCGTTCGAGAGTTTCTATCAGGCTGTGCGCAGGTGTTATCGGTTCGGTCAAACCGAAGTCGTCAACGTGCATCTGGTGTCGTCCAGTGCCGAAGGCGCAGTCAAGGCGAACCTCGAGCGCAAACAGGCGCAAGCCATCGATATGGCGGAAAGCATGGTTTCTCACATGCGCGAACTGACCAAGCAAACCATCAAGGGAGCAACTATGGAAAAGAGCGAATACAAGCGGGACATTGCCGAAGGCAAAGGCTGGACTATCCATCTTGGTGACTGCGTGGAAGTCGCCAGCGAGATGCCTGACAACAGCATCGACTTTTCCGTGTTCAGCCCTCCGTTTGCCTCGCTCTATACCTACTCGAACAGTGACCGCGACATGGGCAACTGCAAGAGCTATAGCGAGTTCTACGATCACTTCAGGTTTCTGGTCGCGCAACTGTTCCGGGTCACCAAGCCTGGGCGGTTGCTTTCATTCCACTGCATGAACCTGCAGACAAGCAAATTCCGAGATGGCGTGATCGGTCTGCATGACTTCCGCGGCGAGTTGACTCGGATGTTCGTTGATGCCGGGTGGATCTTCCACAGCGAAGTGTGCATCTGGAAAGACCCGGTGACCGCCATGCAGCGCACCAAGGCTCTTGGTCTGCTACACAAGACGATCCGCAAGGACTCCAGCATGAGCCGGCAGGGCATCCCTGACTACCTTGTGACCATGAGGAAGCCGGGAGAGAACGCGGAATTCATCAGCCACACGCATGAGTCTTTCCCGGTCGAGAAGTGGCAGAAGTACGCCAGCCCGGTCTGGATGGATATCAACCCGACTCGGACGCTTCAATTCCGCAATGCACGGGAGTCCGACGACGAGCGGCACATCTGCCCGCTCCAGCTGGATGTGATCGAGCGCGCCATTGAGCTTTGGAGCAACCCCGGTGACTTGGTGTTTAGCCCGTTCACTGGCATTGGCAGCGAGGGTTACGTCAGCATCGAGATGGGGCGCAGGTTCGTCGGTGCTGAACTCAAGCGCAGTTATTGGGAGCTTGCCAAGCGCAACCTGAGCGAAGCGCGAGAGATACAGGCATCCGGCCTGTTCGCTGACCATTACGAAGAGCAGGAATGCGCCTGATAAACGGCTGACCCATGCGGGTGATGCCGTAACCTAAATTTAGGTCGAAGTGCATTGCACTGGTCTGTGGAGATACGGCAGATAGCCCGAGTTGCGCCGGGTAAGCCACCAACTAATGAGGATCGAATGAACTACTCCGATTTCGTCGCCGCCAGGTTCACCAAACGCCACACCGGGGACGATGGGCTTATGCATTGCGCGGTAGGCATTTCTGGTGAAGCCGGGGAACTGCTGGATGCCGTCAAGAAGCTGTGGGTGTACGGCAAGCCCCTAGACCGATCCAACGCAATCGAGGAGCTTGGCGATATCGAGTGGTACATGGAAGCCCTGCGCGGGCTCCTGGGCGTCACCAGGGACGAAGTTATAGCCGCGAACGTGGCGAAGCTCGAAGTCCGTTACCCGGTTGCCTACAGTGACGAGCTGGCTTTGGCGCGACTGGACAAGACGGAATGTAAGCACTATTGAGACATCACGCAGCAAGGCGTCACATATCACGACCTGAAGTGCAGACGTTGCGGCGCAACCAAGCGCGAGTCATGGGACTGAGCACCCCCCCACTGCCTCATGTCTGCGGAACATTCCGCCAGACGTACATCGGTTCAATGGTGGCGTGATGCGTTGCAGCGTAGTGGTCGGCCTTCGCGCGATCCAGCCCGAGCCTGGCCTGCGTGCCATCGACGTGCGTGGCCAGCCATCCGACCAGGACAGGCGCGCGGTCGTCCATGACTGGCACGGCGCCGCACTGCTGCCCCGTGGTGGTGTCTATCGGCTTCACTTTATGCTTTCGGCGTAAGGACACGATCAACCCACACGCTTAGGGTGCGCGTGCCTGCATAGCCACCGAGCAGAAGAATCATTGCCAGCATGGCCGGGCTGATGCCCTGCGACATCCCGCCCCAATAACCGGATAGACCGATGACGACGGAGACGGCGCCATCCCTGCCAAATTCGTGCGCGTGACGAAACTGCCGCGACTCATAGGCCGCCGTCACCATGCGCCCGAGACTCGCCGCGAATCCGCCGATCCAGGACACGCCGCAGCCGATCAGGGCCTGCGCCCACGGCAGCGATGAAAGCTCGGGCGCTACCGACTCGATCGCCGCCCAGGCCAATCCGTAGCTGGCCAAGAGGTAAGCCGCAACAATGCGCCTTAAGCGTTTTCTGAGTGCGTGCGGCATGGATAGTCCCGTTCTTCGTTGGCTATTGCTGCCGCCTCTACCGCGATTCCAGCCGCGACAAGCAGGTAATACGTTCCCACCTGCAGCACTGTGGATGTTTCTCCTCCAGCGGAAATGAATGCACGCATGGCAAAGGCTCCAGCGAGCGCGGTGTAGGTCGCTACGCAGATGTGATGCCGCTTGTGCTCATCGAAACTAGGCCAGATCAGGCCGAGGCCGAGAATGTCGCGCCATATCAGGTCGGCTGCGGCCAGCCCGCCGAGCGCGAGCACAGCGCAATTCACAAGATCGATCAGTACGCTGTCGCCAGCCGCGCGATAGGCGAGCGATGTCGGGCTGAATAGTTGCAGGCCTGCTGTCCATAGCGATGCAGCGACGATGAGCGCCCGCGCTGAAATCGAGTGAAGTGTCGAACGCATAGGGTTAGTGCAGCATTCCGGTTGCCACAGCGCCGGCAATGAGAAGGAGAAGTTCGTCGGCGCCCATCTGCATCCGGCGCTGTGCGTCGATCAGGTCATCAGGCACGCGGAATCTGCCGTAGCCACCGCCACCGAATGCAGGCGCTGGCCATAGGCCTTGCACGGCCACCAAGCGCGATGTGCGCCCCAGGCCCTGCATTGCGATTGCGCGCGGGTTCAGCATCAGACTCTTTCGACGGTCACTTGACCGTCAACCTCGGCGATTGATTGCTGGATGGCGCCTACCTGGCGCAGCGTTTCGGTAATGGTCAGCGCGCTGCCGGTCTTGAGCGCGTGGATCTGGTGCAGTTCGTTGACGTAGGTACGCAGTGCCACGAGCATCGTGCCGGCCTGCATGCCGTCGATCTCAACCGCGAACACCTGCTGTGCAAATTCTTCGTCTGTCATATGCGTTGCACCGTTACGGTTCCGTCCAGGTCGCTGATGGTCTGCGCGATGGCACCGGCTTGCCTCGATTCGGCAGTAGTCACTAGCGGCGTGCCGGCCTCCAGCCCGTGCAGTCTGTAAAGCTCCAGCGCGTTAGTGTGCGCTTCGGAAAGATTCGCGCCTGCAGTCAGGCCGTTCGATAGCACCAGATCCCAAACCGCAGCGGCGCGCGGGCTGATGACAGCCGCGAAGCCGGAAACGATCGCCGACCCTGCGACCAGCGCGCCGCTTGCGTCCAGATCGGAATTCGCAGCTGATGACCCGGAAACCGACGCCGGACCGGCCTGAATCGCGCCCTCGGAATCGTGGACGCTGAAGCGCACCGCAGCGCCGGAAACCGTCGCGCTCGAGGCCGCAAGATTCCCGGCCGAGTCGTGGAAAGCAAACCGAATGGCTGCGCCAACGACCGCCGCCGCCTGGGCGCTTAGGTTGCCTGTGGCGTCGTGGGAAGGCGCGAAGCGCTCGGCCGCTCCGGCGGCGGCTGCAGACTGCGCCGACAAGTCGCCCGTCGAAGTGTGCAGCGTCCTGTGGTCGGCAGTACCCGCCACCGATGCGCCTTCAGCCTCGAGCGCGCCAGTCGAGGAATGCAGCGTTCTATGGTCTGCTGTTGCGGATACGGTGGCGGCATCTGCCGATAGCGAGCCGGTGGAAGTCTTTTCGGCAGCGGTGCGATCCGAACTGCCCGTCACCGTCGCAGCATCTGCCGACAGCGCGCCAGTGGCCGCATGCGTGGCCGTCCTGGCTGACGTGCCGCTGACCTGTGCAGCCGATGCCGCTAGGACGCCTTCGGAGGAAAACAGGGCAACCCGATTCGATACTGGGATGCCCTCCTGGCCACGGCCCCAAATGGAAGCAAAGCCAGGATCTGCGTACCAGGCCGGCGGAATGCTGAACGGGTAGCCTGGCGCCATCGCGCCGGAAAGCAATTCAGCCGCACCCGATACCGTCGCGCTGTCCGCGGTCAGGGTGCCGCTTGACGGGTGCGTGGAGGCCCCAAGGCCGAAACCGTAGGGCCACAGCGCCACCGCAGAGCGGAAACCTGCCAGCGTGGCGATAACGGCCGTTCCAGAGATGCTCGCGGCATCCGCAGACAGTGCGCCCGTCGAGCTATGGACGGCATAGCGCAGCGCGGTGCCTGATAGCGTCGCGGCCTGTGCCGCCAGTGCGCCCGTCGCATCCTGCAGCGATGTCGCGGAACCTGAAACCGTGGCATCTGACGCGACCAGGGCGCCCGTCGTGGTGTGCAGGACGTAGTGCGCCGCCGTGCCGCTGATCTGCGCAGCTTGAGCGGATAGCGCGCCGGTCGCAGTAAATGGCGCTTGTGCTGTGCCAGCGACAGAAGCCGCATCAGCAGAGAGCGAGCCCGTGGAAGCGTGCAGCGTGTAATGCGCCGCTGTGCCACTGACAGACGCCGATTGAGCCGCCAGCGCTCCGGTAGCGTCTTGCAGCGACGTGGCGGCGCCAGATACTGATGCACTACCCGCAACCAGATCCCCGGTGCTGGTGTGCAGCGTGTAGTGGGCTGCGGTGCCGGTGATCTGCGAAGCCTGGGCCGACAGCGCGCCGGTTGATGTCGATTGCGTAAGCGCGCTACCCGCGGCCGTTGCAGACTGCGCCGATAGCGCGCCGGTAGACGTATGCAGCGCGAGCCTGGCCGACGTTCCTGCAACGCTCGCTGCGCCAGCACTCAATGCGCCGACAGCCACCTGGCTTGTCGATGCTGAACCGCTCGCCGTTGCGGAGGATGCCGTCAGCGCCGCGGTGCTGGTGTGCAGCGTCCGATGATCCGCCGCGCCGGAAATGGCCGCACTCTGTGCCGCAGGTGCGCCGGTAGAGGTTGACTGCGTTAGGGCGGCGCCGGATACCGCGGCGGAGGACGCACTTAGCGCGCCAGTCGAAGCGTGCAGCAGGTAGTGCGCCGCCGAGCCAGCAACCTGCGCAGCGCTTGCGGCAATAGCGCCAGTCGCCTCATGGGTGGCGGTGCTTTTGCCTAGACCATACGGCCACAGGGCGACCGCAGATGTGAAGCCGGCCGACGTCGTCGAATGCGCTGCTACGCCGGCAAGTAGAGCGGAATCGACGACAAGCGAGCCGCTCGACGTGTGCAGCGTGTAGTGCGTCGCCGAGCCTGAAACGGTCGCAGCGGATACAACAAGCTCGCCCGTCGAGACTGATCCAACCGCAGCAGTTCCGGCAACCGTGGAAGCATCCGCGGTAAGCGCACCAGTCGCCGCGAATAGGTGCGTTCTTACTGCGGCGCCTGCAACGCTCGCCGATGCGGCGCTAAGTGCGCCGGTTGCGGTTGACTGCGTTAAGGCGGTGCCGGCCGCGGTCGCTGCCTGCGCACTGAGCGCGCCGGTCGCGGCATGCGTGGCCGTGCTGAGTTTTCCTAGGCCATGCGGCCATAGGGCAACCGGCGAGCTGAACCCGCCGGCGGGTTCAGGTGCCGCCCCGCTCGTGAAAAGCAGGAGCAGCGACATTTACCGTGCCCTTGGCAAGATGCCGGAGCCGAGAATCAGGTCTTTGACAGAAACCGCTGTTGCATCCAGTTCGACGATGATTTCGTTATGGTCTGTAAGCGCGCCGCCAGTCCACGCATAGTTTGCGACGTTTCCATAGTCGTTTGTCCACGCGACTTGTATGCCTGTGGTCGGCGTTGCCCATCCAGTGTCATCCGCGAGTGTGAAACCTGCGCCCTCTGGCGGAGTGACCGCGACGGGATTGTCCTCGCCCATGATTGCCAAAATGATCGGGTTCCCTTCTTTGGAGTCTCCCGACATCAATATCGAAGGTGGGCTTTCGGTTTGATTGCTTTGGCCCATGCTCTGCCGGATGGCAAGCGGGCCGGTGCGTGTCATTCCGCTAAACCGCAGCACCGTCAACCCGCCCCCGGTATCCCCTGACGATGTAGCGGTAAAAACGGTGCTTGATGCGGAACTGATCAACGCGTTGCGCACAGAAAACCAAAGCGCGCAGGCCGTGCCGCCGCCTGTAGACAGCGGAACCGTAGCCGTCCCGATCCGCGTGTAGGTTCCGCCACCACCCGAGTTGTTGTCGGTGATTGTGGAGATGTCCCCGCTGGCCCATCCCGACATGCCGTGAACCACCACGATCAGGTCATTCACAGCAGGCGTCGCCGTGACTGTCTTATTGCCTGCGGTGGTGTTCCATGTCCCGCCTGCGTCGGTGCCAGTTGCCACGGTTCAGCCTCACGACGCGATGGTGTAGTAGTCCACCTGAACGATAAGACTGGTGGTGGGCGTGGTGCAGGTAATGCGCAGTTCTTCGCCGTCTCCACCGATGCCGACAATGCCTGACCCGTTGCCCTTGACGATGCCGGAGCCGGCCGGTATGCCTGGATGCGACAACACAACCTTTCCGACCGCATCGGCTTGGTTCGTGCCTTGCGCCGGGACCGTCGTTGTGCCGAAACCTATCCGCACCGATGGGGTTGTCGCGTTCGCCGCCGAGCAAGCAACGGTGATGCAGGTGATGACGTAGATTGTGCCGGCGGAGATTGCCGGGAGGATGTTGTCATCGGTGGCAGCGGTTGAGGCGAAGTATTCGGCAGACTGGATGTTTGGGTGCCCACCCATTACAAAGGGGATGCCGGCCCGGTTTGCGTACCAGTCAGTGCGATCCGCAGCGGCGACGGCGGTCGGAGTCGTGCCGTGCGCGACTGCCCGCATCCCCACCTTGACGGGAGGCCCCGCGTCTACGCCGTCGTGCGCGACGCCACCCTCGACCTTGCCAATTCCTGCACCGGAGAATCCAACCATCGTAGAGCCGGCTTCGCCTTGCACATGGAACACAGTGCCAGCGCCCAGCGTCGTCGCCGTGCGAACGCGCACCGCGCGCATGTTGCCCACCGGCACCCTGTAGACGTTCGCCGCAGTAGGTGTAAACGCGGCAGAAACTACTGTGTCAGGTGAACCAGCAGCTCCGACCAGCCACACGTTGGGCATCGTCACCCAATCGGCCCCGTTGGCAGTTCCTTCGATGATCGCCGTGCCCGTCGTTGACGTGCTGCACCGAAGCAGCAGGCTGTTAGTGCCCTGGGTCTGGTAGTTGATGACGGAGTTCGCCGCGGTGCCCAGCGTGCCGGAGCCAACGATGTCCACGTTGGTGTAGGTGACGCCTGCACCCCAACACGCCGTGTTAAGGCGCACCGTTGTCGCGCCGCTGGTCTTGACCAACTCGGCCCGCATGGGCAGATCGGTGGACTGAATCGAAGGCGTCGCGGAAAGGTTTGGCTGCCTAATCGTGTGGCATACCACCCATTCACCGTCAGGCGACAGAATCTCGAGCTTCACTGGCGCAGCGCCGAGCCAGCCGAAGCGCAGACGCCAAACGTTCAGCAGTGCGAAGTTGACCGCCTCCGGCGTACCCCCGCGCGTGTACCTCGAACCCGCCGCGGCCGTCAGCTGGTCGCCGTTCCAGGATGCTTTAGCAACCTGTGACCCATCGACTCCACCAGTACGCGCGACGATGCCAAAGCTGGTCCCCTCGTACCCGACAAAGAATCCGTTGTTGGCGTCGAACAACCCGATCCGCTGATTGCAACCGGCAACTCCACCATCAAGGAAGGCCGTGGTGAACAAGACGAACACCTCGCCCCCGGAGCGGTACATCACGGTATCGCGCGATACGGTCGTGATCGAGCCGTTCGTGGCGGTGCTGGTCGCCAGCTGCATCAAGCCCGTTGTGCGCGTCGCCGTGCCGCCGTTGGCGCTTGTGACCGTCACCAGATTGGCCGGGTCGTCACGGAAAAACTGCACGTCGATGTCGTTGAGCGCGCCGACCGTGTTGAGCTTTCCGAAGGTGTCGGTCAGGTATCCCGGCAGGCGCGTCACATCAACGTCGATACCGTTGGTGGCGTCTGCAGGAATCAGCGTCGCGCTGCCATCGGTGGCGATGGCCAGCTTGACGATCTGCGCGTGCCCGGTCGTGCAGTCATCCGTCAGGATGGATGTCCCTACTCCAGCGGTAATAGCTACGTTGTCGGCCACTTCATGCCCCTGTTAGTTCAGTCCAGCCCGGTCAGCACTTCAGCGCCAGCGTTGAACGTGCCGGTGCGGGTGTACTGCGTAGTGCTGCCGTCCGTCTTCTTCACCGTGATCGTGCTGCCGCTGATGGTGACGTCGTTCTTCAGCGTCGTGGCTTCGAGAAACTCGGTGCCGGTCACCAGCGACTCGTAGACGTTGGCCGGGACCACCATGAAGTCCTGCCACACCGGAAGCGCTCCCGCCACGTAGATATGAACCCGCAGCGGCCCTACGGTGCCCGTGTCGGTCGTATTGAGCACCGCCGTGTAGTACCCCTCCGTCGTGCCGGTGCTGGTAAGGTTCGTGGTGTCGTTCTTCGCCGCGAACGCCGCGCCGGCCTTGCTGATGAGGCAAGCCGTGTAGGCGATGGTCAGCGCCGTCTCGGGCGTGAACCCGTCCGTGGAATCCACGAATGGCCCGATGCGAAAGGTGTAAGCCGTCGATTGTTTCAGCCATTGGGTCATGGTTTATCTCCTGAGTCGGAATTGGTGAAGGGCGCGGGGGGCGATGGACGCGCTGCCAAAATCACCAGCAGCCCAGGCGCTTATTCCATCGGATGCCGCAGACGCACTTGAATACGCGATTCCGACGCTCCCCGACGCTACTGGCGACGTGTCTGTGCCTGTACCAGATGTGACCGTAGAGCCATTCTTTTTTACGGTCCAATCGCAGTTAGCACCATTTGTGCGGACTTCTAATCTAAGAACGTCTCCGTCTGCAAACGTGGTGGTAGAAAAAGAGCCTAGCGCTGTCCATGTCCCCGTGACGAACCGGCCAAGTTCCCAGCCTTCCGAGCACGCAACCACTCTGTATCCAGTATTGACAGACGGCGAAAACCTGCACACAACTCCGTAGCCAGTTCCCAAACCTGTAGCGCTTGGCGTCGCCAGCGTGACTTCTGAATATTGGTCATTCGGGGCTGAAATCGCGTTGTATGTTTCGCACCCGTCTTCATTGTTCGTTGCAGAAGTTATGTGAGCAGCATTTGAAAGAACTTCAAACAGCCCACTTTTAGACGGGTGCGGGTCCCAAGAAGCCCCTAGGTCTGCGCTATTGGCGCGTGTGAATGCATCACTAGCAAGTTCGGCCATGATTTACTTCCTACGGGACCAGCGTCGTGCCGTCGTCCCAAGTGTTACCCGACCATACGTTGCCCTCAGCGGTGTTTTGGAAACTGGTAACCGGCCCGAAGACGCCGCACTTGCGGTTTGGGCCTCGCTCGAACACGTTGTTTTTAAACTGAACGTAAGTCGCCACCGGGTAAACCTTTGCAGGCTGATAGCCCCCGTACGCGCAAAAGCTAATGCTGCTGTTGTTGGCTTTGAACAGATTGTTCTCGACCAGCACGTTTTTGATTGGGGCGAAGTCACCGAACAGCGACAAATCGCCTGTACACCCACCGTCAGTTGAATTCAATATCGCAGTGCAGTGCAGCGTGTTGTGCCGCACGATCATGTTTGATCCGCCGTTGGAAATGAATGCATTGTTGTGGAAACTCTTTCCATCTGGGTTGTACTGATCGTGAAGCCACGAATCTTCGACAACACAGTTGCCCTCACACTGCACATTGTGCTGGCCCCCGGTCACGTTCACGCGACGCAGCGTGATATTAAGACCGAACACCGCAGCACCCTGCCAATCTCCTGCGTCGATCCTTGAATCCTCAATGGTCAACGAGCCTGTAGGCGTTGACTCCAACATTGGGAGCAAAGACTTTGTGATAACAACGCCCTTGACCTTGACGAGAATCTGGCCGCAGGCCACCGCATCAACGGCAGTGATCGTGGCGGGAGATGTGATCGTGCAAGGCCCGGTGTATTTGGTCAGCACCGTACCAGAGGGAATCCCTGTATTTGTAGCGTCGGGCCATCCGGTAGAAGGCGGAGGCGGAGGCGGAGGCGGAGGCGGAGGCGGGGCAGCAGACACTGTCGCCGTGATTTTAGTGCGGCCCGGATCGCATCCATAGCTGTAGGTGCCGATAGCTCGCTTGGCAGCATCAGCCTTGATCGCGTCAAGGCACGCCTGCAAGCTGGCAGCGTCTCTGAGCAACCTGCTGCTGCCTCGGTACACATCCGGGGTACTGTCAAGCTGCGGACTGACAGGCGTCAAAGTGACCGCATTCTGCGCATGGGCAGACCCCACAAAAAGCAAGGCAATAGAAAGGAATAGTTTCATAGTATTTACTCGTCAGGGCTAACTGTTGCGCCATCAGGATAGAACTTGTTCCCAGACCAAACATACCCGGCACGTCCAGTCCCACAACTTGATGTGACTGTGCCAAAGACACCGCATGCCCCATTTACTGGGTGCGTGCTAGAAGCCTTGCGCTCGAAGATATTGTTTATCACGCGAACATTAGTACAGTTCTGCGCCGAGTTGCCGTATGGTTTTCCTGGTTCTTCTGGCAAGTGCAAACAGTACCCAGCACTGCTGTTTGCGCCGTTGGACTTAAACAGATTCCCCTCGATCAAGACGTTATAGATAGGCGAAAAATCCGCGATTAGACTAAGGTCCGCCGTACAGCCGCCATCCGTGGCGTTAAGTATTGCGTCGCAAAAGAGAGTATTGAACCTGATGTTCATATTGTCGCCTTCGTTAGCAATGAAAGCGTTATTATGAAAGTCAAACCCGTTAGGGTTCCATTGGTTCACAAGATAAGAATACTCTATAGTGCAATTCGTCTTGCATTGAATATTGTGCTGACCACCGGTGACATGTAGATATTTTGCCGTAAGGTTTTGCCCGCGTATTGCTGGCATTTTCAAAAGGGTATCTTCATCACCATAAACCCTAGACGTTTCGATAGTCAGCGAGTTATTTGTCCCGTTGTCCATGTCGATAGGCCCCTGGATGATGGAGCGCCTAATTACTACACCAGTCGTCCTGATGTCAAGACCTGTGCAAGTAGGGCGAAAGTCTTTAGCGTCAATCACCGTGTTTGCAGCGGTGATCGTGCAGGGTCCGGTGTAGGTCGTGAGAGTCGTACCCGCTGGAACCCCGGTGTTTGACGCATTTGGGAACGTGTTGATCGTACTCAGCGCAATACCAGTAGGCGGGGTAGGCTGCGCGGCAACGTAGCCACAGGCAACCAACAACAGGAAAAACACGACTCTCATATCTGCACCCAATTCAATACGAGAATTTCCGATGACTTGGCACCCTCTCCGCCGCCGTCTATTGCCGCGACGGCGAAATAATAGGTCGTGCTGAAGACCATCAGCGGAGTCAGCAGGTTCACGTCGCACGACGTGACGTTTCCTACATTCCAGTTGTAGTTGTACGAACCGGAACTTGTGCCTCTATAAACCTTGTAGCTTGTGGCGCCGGCTGATGCGTTCCACGAAAGAACCGTTGTAATCGTTCCGGGTTCATCGCCGCCAGGGTCAGCAGCTGGCGCGCTCGCACTTATGCGCCTCACCAGCGGCCGATAGCGGCCAAACGGTGCAGAGCGAAGCGCGCGGCCCAGCATGGTCACCCGTCGATTTCCTCGATCATCAAATTGATGACCGCATTGGACGTGCCGCTGGCGCTGCGGAAACTCACCTTCCCATCCACCGGGACGCTGATCTCGCCACCGGGGAAAGCCACGAATGGATCAATCCCGCCGTTGGCGTTGACGCTGAAGCGGTGCAGCACTTCGTTGGCCGTCAGGGACGGTTGCACGCTCCATGTGGTGTAGGCGTTGAACGATGCCGCAGCGCTGCTCGGATTCTGCTTGGCCGGCGTGATGCCGCCGCCGCCAGTCGTGCCGCCCGTGCTGCGTTGCATCAGCACTTCATTCGCGGCCGATGCGGTTCCTGCACCGGCCAGCTTCGCCATATAGATGCGCAGCGGCTTCGTGGCACTGGCAACGATGGTCACCAGGTCATTGCTGGTAGACAGCGCCGTCGCCGTGCGGTTGACAAAGAACATCGGCATGAGCGCCTCACTTGTTTCGCATGTGAAAATTGTTTGGCACGCCGATGTACTCGCGCGCCAGCACGAAGTCGGCCATCTGGTAGTGCATCTCGTGGTCCGCTGCCTGCTTGCCGCCGAAGAACCAGTTGATCCACGGACCTTCGACACCCATGCTCTGATGACGGCCCCAGCGCATCGACGTGCGCTCACCGACGAACACGCCGTCGATCCACGTCCGCATCACGCCATCAGCGACAGCCTGCCCGTTGCCGAGCGCGTCGAAGGGGCCGACCACGCTGTTGACGCGCAGTTGCTGCTCGATGCAGTGCCAGCGCGCGCGCTCGATGACTGCATTGCCCCAGCGCTCGCCCGTGCCGTTGAAGTCGAACTGATCCAGGTGATAGGTGTAGCTGGTGATCGGGCGCAGCGCGTCGTGCGGATGCGTCGGGTCCTTTGGTGCCATGCCCGCTTCCATGCGGATGCTGTGGCCTTGGTACTCCCATTGCTGCGTGCCGTTCTTGTTGGTTCGCAGCACCTTCAGACCCGTGCCGCGCGCGCCGCCGTTGCCAGTGGTCTGCTGCCAATAGCCGCTTGGCATCCAGTAGCCGTAGCGCAGGTCCCACCCAAGCGCCATCTTGTTGGCGTCGTTGCGCGCGAGCCAATCCGCTTCCATCTTGAAGCACAGGCGGGCGAACAGTTCCTTCGGTGCCGGTTCCTTAATGGGCCGCAGCGGGTCGGTCAGGTCGGCGGGCGACATGCTGATGTTGGCCGACAGCGAGCCGCGCCAGTTCTGGTCAGCGTATGCAGTGCCATCGCGCTGCTTGAACATCGAGCGATAGATGATGCGCGTGGGGTCGAGCGGGTCGGGCAGGTATTCCTTCGTGACGTTGGGCGACTGCTGAATGCCCGTGAACACCCCGCCTTCTGACGCCGGCCGGCGCAGATCGAAGTCGCCTGCCTTTATGACTGACGGGTGGAACTTCAGCGCGTTCTCGTCGGCCACGGATTGAGCAATCCCCGGCACCGGCTTGTGCTCGTATGCGTACATGACCCCAGGAGGATCGAGCGCGAACACCGACACAGTGCTGGTATAGGTGCGTGCCGTGATGGTGAGGTTCAGCGTTGCAGACACAGCACCCGGTGGAATGTCGAACAGGGCAAGCACGCCAGCGCTTACCGCAGACAGTTTGGCGGACTGCCGCGTGTCCATGCCGGTGTAGCTCGACGTATCCCATTTTGCTAGAGACAGCACCTGCAGCGTCTTTTCGCTTCCATCCGAGAGCTTCACAGTGAGCGTAGGAGGTGTGGCTGACAGCCTGCCCGCGATGGTGACGTAAGGCGACGACTTGCCCGCGTTCCGCAGTAGGATGCCCTTGGTGAAGGGCTGCGCAGGCCCCAAATGGATCGATACAGGCCCGACAGCCGAGATGTCAACCTTGGCGAAAGGGACCGCGCCCTGTGGCGTGCCTGCCGCGTCGATGAAGTCGCCATTGGCGTTCTTCCACGCGATCTTCAGGTGTCGGGACCAGTGGCTGCGGCTCGGGCCGTCGCCATCGTCCGACGTGTACCAGTAGCGCAGGACATTCGCGCTCATGGCGGAGATCTGCTCATCCAGCGCGGTGGCCTTCACTTCAAGCACAGCCACCTGCTCGAGGATGCGCAGACGCTGCGCAATCATGTCGTCTGCCTGCGCCTTCAGCGAGACGATCTGCGCGCGCAGGGCCTCGGCTTGCGCCTCCAACTCTGCTCGAGTTGCCGCATGCGCGCCGACTGCGAACAGGATGGCCAGCGCAAAGCCGATCAGCCGCTTCATGGTCAAGGCATAGCCGTATAGGTCAGCGAAGAGCAAGACACCGTATCCCCGGCGCCGATGGTCAGGCCGCCGGTCAGGTTGATGTCGGACGCCGAGGCCGCGACCGCGCAGTGGACAACGACCGTCCCGCCGCCCGTCTCGAGCGTCGCGTTCGCCACGGGGGAGGCGTTGCCGGCTGCGTTGGTGTCGCTGGTGATGGCGTTTGCGGTGATGACGCCATCCGCGTTGCCGCCCGCCGTGCCAGCGTCGTCAAAGGCCGGGTTGCTCATGTCCAACGTGGCCGCTGCGGTGCCGGGGGAATTTGCGGTTCCGCTAAGGCGAAACTTCAGCTTTGCGGTGGTGCTGAGTGTCGAGTCCACAAGGTCAGCGACCGCGTTACGGAAGGCGGTTGGGTGAGTGACAGCCATGATCAGTCCTTCTCAGGTTCTTCGGCGTAGCCGATCAGTTCGTATTCCTCGACCTTTCCGGTCGCGGCGCGGGTGATTTGAATGGTTGCGCGAAGCACGGCAGGCGCGGCCTTGATGTCCACTGCGGGCTTGGCCGCCGGAATCCTTCCGGCCTCGCCTTGAACGGTGGCCGGCGAGCTTGTCAGCAGTGCGGGAATCTGACTCATGCAGCAGCCCTTAGCGGGACGATCTGCGCCGATGTCATCAGTGCGTCGGCGTTGTATGTGGGGACGATTCGCAGCATCGGAGTTGCCTCGCCCGCAGGCGTCATCAGCACGGCACTCGTGCGCTGCGTGCGCGCGTCGCGCTCGAAGTCAGCAGACCATGCGACCAGGGGCGCAGGCTTTCCGTCCTCGCCGTCGCGCCCACGCGGGCCGCGCTCGCCCTTTGGGCCGCGCTCTCCGTCCTCGCCGGGCAGGCCCCGTGACCCTTCGTCGCCCTTCGGACCAGGTTCGCCGCGCTCGCCTTGTTCGCCCTGCGGACCTTGATCCCCGCGCAGGCCGTCGATGCCGTCGCGGCCGTCTTTACCGGCGGCGCCGTCCTGGCCATTGATTCCGTCGCGGCCATCGGCGCCGGCCGGGCCGCGCTCGCCGCGTGTTCCCTTGTCGCCTTTAGGGCCGCGCTTTCCTTCCGGGCCAGGCTCCATAGCCCGGTCGAGCGCATCCTGTGCCAGCTTCGCGGCACGGGTGGCCAATGCCGCAGCAAGTAGAAAATCATCCTCAGCCTTAGCCATTGCTGGCCCCTAGCGATCGAACGATGGCCTCGCGCACAGGTGCATTGCGATCCGGCAGCGCCACGACATTGTCGGCGCCTGGCGTGTCTTCGATTCCGCGAGTCTGTGCTTCGACTGCGGCCATCAGTTCGTCGATATCCTCATCCTCGGCGTTGCCGAACTGCAGCAGCACGATGCGCTTTTGCTGCTCAATGATGACCTCGCGCGGCATGCCTGCGGCTTGCATGTCCTGCAGAATCTGCAACTCGACTTCCACGTCGGCGATGTCGAAGTCGCGCGGCCATTCCACATCGGGCACCACGGAAAGACGCAACCAACGCTGAGACAGTGCCCAGGCGCGGCGTTCCAGACCTTCCGTGCGTTCTGCGCACGCGGCGAGGGCGGAATTGACAGCCTGGAATCGCATCTTCATGGCGATCCCGCTTTCCTGCTGGTTGATGGTGGCGATGTTCAGGCCGACTTCATCAATCTGCTGGCGCATCTTGTCGATACGCTCGAGGTACACCTTAGCTGGCCCATCTGGCGGTGCGATGAATGCCGGCGTGCTGCCGCTGTGAACAATCAGGTTCTGCGTGCCGATGGTCTGTCCGGCCGTCTGCGCCATCGCAATCTTCTGGTCCTCGGTGGTGTTATCCGGCGACTGCATCGTGAGCAACGAGAACGTCTGAGCGCGCAGGATCTCGTCCAGTTCGCTGTCCAGGTTGAATAGACGTTTCGACAGGTCAGCGATTGCAGCGAATGGCCCGAAGCACGGGAAATCCGAGCCTTCCGTCCAGATCAGCAGGGGGCACTCTCCGAGGCCGTGTTTGCCTTCGGTAAGCACCTGCTCCGCTCCGGCTTTGTCCTTCGCCGTGGCGCGCCATCCCGTGCGGTCGAAGTACCAGACGCACGGCACGCGCTCGCCAGTCTCCGGGTTCGTCCAGTTGCCTGAGAACTCCGCAAAGGCGAACTTTCCATCGTCGCCGATCGCGTAGTCGGTCACTGACTCTGGCAGCACCATCGACCAATAGGGGGCGACGCGCTGCTCGATCTGCGCCGCCTGATTCGCGGCGGCCGGCGCTGCGTCCATGTCCACCAGCAGCAGCATCGACCCGCGGCTTTTAGCGTGGATCAGAAACTGAGTGAAGAAAACATCAAGCTCATTCCCCTTTCCGTCGATGTCCTCTGCCATCGACTCATAGAGGGCGTGCGGCAGTTCGCGCATTGCCTGCTTGGTACTCATGTAGCCAACGAAGCGGCTGGACGCCTGCGCCAGCGGCGAGGCATAGAACGCCAATTCGTTGCGGCGCGCGAACTTCTGGTCTGACTCGCGCGGATAGCGGATCAGGTAGCTGGTGCCGGATTGCGTGGCCAGGCCGTTCGCATCGGTCGATACGGTCGGCCTAAATGGGCCATCGCCTGCTAGAGCGTGGCCAATGAACTTAAACCGGGGGGCTGCGGCGTTTGGCATCGGCCAGGGTTTCCGGGCGTTGCGATGGGCGTGAATATGGGCCGTAGACCATTTGCCGCGTGAATGGTTGACAGTGCAGCATCGGCGCCGTGCTGACTTCGGCGGGACGCTGAATGGACATCGAAGGATTGAAGGAAGCGATCGGGGACGAGAAGTTCTCGGCGCTCAAGACGTTTGTCGAGGATCTGCAAGGCCAGCGCGATGCGGCCCGCAATGAGTCGATCAACGGTCGCAAGGGAATGCGGGAGAAGTTGACGGCACTGGAAACGGCGCAATCGAAACTCCTGGAAAAGCTAGGCGTTGATTCGCTCGACGAGATCGAGGCGCTGCCAGATGCAAAGGGCATGGCAGAGGCCGCGAAGCAGTACGAGACGAAGCTAAAGCGCCTGGAGCGTGAAAGGACCGAGGCGATCGAAAAGGCGACCACGGTCGAGACGAAGTGGCGCGACTCGCTCAAGCGGGCCGCCGTCGCAGAGGCGATCGGCAAGCATGAGTTTGTCGATAGGGAGGTTGTCGAATCGTTCGTCGCCCAACGGCTGACGTTCGAGGGGGACGACCTGTTCTACAAGTCCGAGGACGGCAAGCTATTGCCGGTCGCGGATGGAGTGGCCGGGATCGCCAAGACGCGCCCCGGTTTGCTCAAGCCCACCGGCGCGGGAGGCGCGGGGGTGAGACAGAGCAACGCGGGAGGCGGTGCCGCTGCAGGTGCAAAGACGATGACCCGAGCCGAGTTCGACGCTGCCGATCAGGCAACGCGGATGTCCTTCTCGAAGGCGGGCGGGAAAGTCGAGGATTGAAACCAACACACACCGAAAACCCGAGGTAAAGAATCATGGCAAACGTTCTGTCCAACCTGGCCGCAGACATCTACCGCGCCGCTGACATCGTGGCGCGCGAAGCTGTCGGCTTCATCCCGTCCGTGACGATCAACTCCGGCGTCGAGCGCGTCGCAGTCGGCCAGACGGTTCGCTCGCACTTCACCCGTGCCGCCACCGTGGGCAACCTTGTGCCGGCGATGACCATCCCGGAAGGCACCGATCAGACGGTGGACAACAAGACGATGACGCTGACCAAGCAGCGCGGCGTTGCGATCCCGTGGACTGGCGAGGACATCCGCTACGTCAACGGCGGCGCGGGCTATGAAACCATCTACGGCGACCAGATCGCCCAGGCGATGCGCGCCATCTGCAACGAGATCGAAGTCGATCTGGCAACCGAGGCCTACCAGAACGCCAGCCGCGCGGTCGGCACTGCCGGCACCACGCCGTTCGCGTCGAATCTCGACCTGGTGGTCGATGCGCGGAAGATCCTGTTCGACAACGGCATGCCGGTCACCGATGGTCGTCTGTCGCTGATCATGGATTCGCTGGCCGGCGCCAAGATGCGCAAGCTGACGCAGCTGCAGAAGGTCAATGAGTCGGGCGACACACGGCTCCTGCGCCAAGGCACGCTGATCGACGTCATGGGCGCGATGCTGAAGGAATCCGCACAGGTCCAGTCGCACACCAAGGGCGCTGGCACCGGCTATGACTTCATCGGCGCGGGCGAATCTGCGGGCGAAACCACCCTGAGCCTGGAAGGCGGCACGGTGAACGTGACCGGCATCAAGGCCGGCGACGTGATCACGCATGCTGGAGATTCGGTCAATGCTTACGTGGTCAACACCGGACTGACGGCAGTGAGCGGCGACATCGTGATCGGCTCGCCCGGTCTGAAGATCGCAGGCGTTGACGCCAACGAGATCACGATCGGCAACAGCTACACGGCCAACGTGATGCTGCACCAAGCGGCGGTCGAACTGGCGATGCGCGCACCTGCGAAGCCGGCCGGCGGCGACGCGGCTGTCGATGTGATGCTGGTCCAAGATCCGCACAGCGGCCTGGTGTTCGAGATCAGCGTTTACAAGGGCTTCAACAAGGCCATGATCTATGTGGCCGCGGTATGGGGCAAGAAGGCCTGGAAACCGGACGGCATCGCCATCGTCATGGGCTGATCAACCACGCAGGGGCATCGCTGCCCCTGCCCACATGAGGATCAGCAGATGAGCGTTATCGAACTACAGCCAGGCTACCGGCTGACCGTCACAGCAGGCGACAGGCTCGCGTCTGTCGTTCCAGTTGACGACGCTTCGGCCCATGAGATCGTTTCTTCGTCCAAGGTGTTTGGCCCGTTTCAGTTCTACCGTACCTTTAAGGTGTTGGACGGAACCGCGACGGTTTCCGCCGATGCGACAGTCATCGACCACCTGATCACGAGCGGCGCAGGCGCTCCGGTCAATGCCGTGCGCGCTACCGCGTCGGTGAACCCGACAGGCGATGACAACGCACTGACGTTTACGGCCGTCGAGTACGGCACTGGCGGCAATTCGCTGTCTGTTACCTACGTCGATCCTGGGCAGAACGACGCCGCTCTTTCTGTCGTGGTGGCCGGGCCTGCGATCGTGGTGCGGCTCGCTACTGGCGAGACTGGAACCATCACAAGCACCGCCGCCGAAGTCCTGGACGCCATCACTGCGTCGATCGCAGCGTCCAGGCTTTGCACCGCCGCGATCAATACCGCGGACAGCGGCGTTGCGGATGACGGTTCCGGCGTCGTCACCGCGATGGCGCGAACTGCGTTCACAAGCGGCGCAGGGACTGGCATCGGACGAACCGTGAAGGGCGGGATCTATCTCGACACCACGAACGGGAACATCTACCGCAACAGCGGGACCCAGGCCGCGCCCGCATGGACGCAAGTCAACGCATGAACGAGAGCACGCCGGCAAGGATTGCAGTTTGTCGTGACGGCCCGCGCGGCTGGCACTGGATCAAGCTGGAAAACTTCGACCCATCCCGGCACGTTCTCTATCCGCCAGAACCGACGCGAGAACAAACGTCAGAAGCCAAGCAACCCGAGCCGGTCGCCATCAAGCGCACCGTCGGACGCCCGCGCAAGACACCCAAGTAACCGAGCACGGAGTAACCCATCATGTCCACCGCAGAGAACGCAAAACTTCAGTACGAGGCAGGCCAGAACTCGGTCGCCATGTCGGCGCTGACCGACTCGGGCGATCACACCATCTACACCAGTGCGGCAAGCCTCTGGTCGGGCCGCTCAGGCTATGCGCCAGTCGTGCGCCCGAATGGCCTGCTAACGGGTGGAGTGAGCACTTTCACTGCCGTGAACAATCAGGTTTCCGTGACCGCGCTCACCTGCAACCTGGCCGGCGTCGTGACCTCGGTCAGCACGGGCACGGTGACGATTACGCGCCCGGCCACGGCGGTTGCCAAGATCAACTCGATCACGGTGACAAGTGCCGGCGCTTTGGCTGCGGTGACCGGCACCGATGGCGCGACGACGGACTTCAGCGAGACTCGCGCCGCGGCTGGTGGCCCGCCGCTGATCCCCACGGGCAGCATTGAAATCGCCCAGGTGCGTGTGATCTCAAACGTGGCCGCGCCGCTGACTGCCGCCGAAATCTTCCAGGTTATCGGCCTGCACACCGAGCGCGCCGACTTCCCTCTCTATGACATCGACTATGGGACGGGTGGCGTGACCTTCCTGGCCGCGCTGCCGCTGATCCATACCGGCCCGGTTGCGAAGGCGGTGTATGCGTCATATGGCTCGCCGCTGTTCGCTGACGTGGCGCTGGCTTCGGACTTCGTGCCGGCGGAAACGTCGCACAGGATCACTTCGACGCAGGTGTACGGGACGACCATCGGCAGCACCTCGAGCACGCTGAACCAGGGTTCGTTTACGGCCTACCTCCAGAACGGTGTCGGTGACCCGATGGTGACGCTGAAGAATGCGATCCTGTGGTTCAAGTTCTACCCGGACCGCTATGCGGCGGACTACATCTTGACGCAGGGCAAGCTCGGCATTTCGCGCACGTTCCCGGCCGGCGATCAGATCCAGGCCGTTTGCACGATCTCGGCAAGCTCGGCGGCACAAGAAGTTGCGTGACCATCCTTCCCCTGCAGCTGCGTTTTGGCTACCCGCTGATTTGTAGTTGTCTCCTGTGGTCCCTCGCGGGGCCTTCTAGGCCCGGCAGGTGGTGATCTCCGCCTGACCGGGCTTCTTTTCTAAGGCGACTAGATGGCGTTCGACATGCAACGATTCGAGGCGGCAAAGTTCACGCCCAGGCGTCGAACCCTAACCGTCGAGGCCCTTGCGCGTTTCTTCGACGAAGGCGAAGCGCCTCAATGGGAAGTGCGCGGCCTGAGCGCGAATGAACTGCATCGGGCGCTGGAGGCCGGCAAGCGGCAAAACAGCGTCGAGTCGATCGTGAAGGCGATTGTCACCAACGCAGACCAGGCTGCCGCCATCAGGCAGGCTATCGGGCTGACCACGGAGACGCCCGGCGAGGTTGCAAAGCGCCTCGAGATGCTCTGTGCCGGCAGCGTGTCGCCGAAGATCGAACTTCCCGCAGCCGTCAAGCTCGCCGAGGCCTTCCCGATCGAGTTCCTGCAGTTGACCAACGCGATCAGCGAACTGACCGGCCTGGGCTATGACATGGGAAAGCCAGAAGCCGCCTCGCCACCGACCCAGGACTCTACACAAGCATGATCCTGATCGAAAAGCGCGGCGGCTTTCTCTACGAGCACCGGCCAGATGTGATCCCGCAGGGGTTCGTCACCGGGGATGAGTTGTGCTTGTGGGCTGAGTTCTACGAACGCAAGGCGCGGGAGTCGCGGTAATGGCTGACGTATCGAAAACCGTTGACATCATCTTTCGGGCCGTAGACAACGCCAGCGCTGGCATTGCCGGAATTGAGAAAAGCCTATCCGGCATATCCACATCGGCCGGCACCGCTGCGCCTGATCTTGAGAAGGCCGCGCGATCTGCGCAAAGCCTGGGCAATGCCAGCCAGCCCATCAATGAGCTTGCCAACGCAATGACCCTGCTGGCCGGGTCGTTGGTGTTCCGTGAGTTCATCAGCGCCAACGAGGCAATTCAAATCTTCGGCCGGTCAATGACGCTGGTCACCGGAAGCACGGCCGGCGCTGCTGAGGCGCTGCAATACGTCAAGTCAATATCGAACACGCTCGGGCTTGAAGTCTCGGGCGCTGCGTCAAACTTCATCAGCCTATCCGCTGCGGCGAGGGGAACCGCACTAGAAGGTGAAGGCACGCGCGACATTTTCGAGGCCATCAGCAAGGCCATGTCGCTGCTTGGCAAGTCATCCGCAGAAACCAATGGCGCGTTGACGGCGGTTCAGCAGATCATCAGCAAGGGCACGGTAAGCGCAGAAGAACTGCGCGGCCAACTCGGCGAGCGTCTGCCTGGTGCATTCCAGATCGCCGCCCGCGCTGTGGGCGTGACGACTGAAGAACTCGGCAACCTCCTGCAATCCGGCAAGCTGGTAGCCGAGGACTTCCTGCCAAAGTTCGCCGACGAACTAAACCGCACATTCGGAGACACGACGTATGTCACCACGTTCAACGCCGAGCTAAACCGCCTGATCAACTCGCTAAAGGATCTGGCGGTAGCTGGCGGTGAATCGGGGCTATTCAGTGCCATCACGCAAGCGCTGGTCGATTTGACCAAGGGCGCCAAGGCAACGGCCGTAGAGATCGACGTTATCTCTGGCTCGTTCTCCGCGCTTCGTGCCTTCCTGGCCGGCGGTGGTGACGACATCGACGGATTCAAGCAGGCGCTGCTGAATGTCCGCGTGAATGCCGACATCGCATCATCTGCAATCGGCAACTATAACGAATCGCTCGCCGAGACTGAGCGCCTATCGCGCAACGCGCAGGAGGCATCGCAGAACCTGTTTTCAGGCAACCAGACCGAGGCAGAGACGGAGCGCCTGAAGCGCTACGAGTCCACTGCGGTGTCATCGATTACGGCCGTCGAAGATGCCTACAAACTGCTCGGCCTGAACGCCTCGAAGATCAATGCAGACTTCGTTGGCGGATTCGAGACGATCGTCACGTCCGCGACGGCGACGGGGCGCGACATCGAAGCCGCGTTCAAGGTCACGATCCCGAAGATCGACGGCGCCGATCAACTCGAGCGCGTGTCGGCGACGCTGGCCACGGCAGCGACCGAGGGCAAGATCACATGGGAGCAATGGGCTCGCATGGTTGACCAGGCCAGCGAGTCATTCCTGAAAAATACCGGCTACGTTAAAGAGTCGGCAAGCGAGATCAGGAAACAGACCGAGGACGTAAAAAAGCAGGAGGAAGCCACCGCGCGAATGGCACTGGAGCTTGAGAAGCTCGCCAGCAATGAGCGCATCAAGGCGATGGAGTTCCGCGCCGAGATCAACGTCGCACAGATCGAAGCGGACACCAAACGTATCGAGGCCGCCTTTGAGTCGGTCAACGATGTCATCGGGTCAACCAACGACCTGATGGGCGACCTGTTCAGCATCCTGGCGAATCCTAATCTGGAGTGGAGCCAGATCCGGGCGATCGAAGATCAGATCAACAAGGAAAACGACATCAAGAAGGGCCAGTTAGAACTGCAGCGCCAGTTGATAGAAGCACAGATTCGGAACCTCAACGCGCAAACGCTGCAGGCCGAGCGCGGCGATGCCCTAATCAAGATCGACGGTGCCGGCCTACAGCCGCACCTGGAAGGGTTCATGTGGGAGATCCTGCGTACCATCCAAACGCGGGTCAACCGTGACGGCCTGCAATTCTTGCTTGGGGTCTGATCATGTTCAATGCCGTGTCCTCTGAAATCGCCGACCCCGCGGGCTACGTCGAACTGCCGATTCTCGAATTCAGCACCGCGGCCGGCAACGAAACCCGCAGGCGCGTCAATCGCGTGGCCACGCTCGACGGTGGCGCCGTGCTCAACGATGGCGGCTTTTCACACGCCGACCGGACGCTCGAGTTGCAATGGCCATCGACGGACCTGGCGCTTTCAGAATCCGTCGAGCGCATGGCGCAGCTTTACACGCGCGTTCAGGTGTCGGTGCGCTCCGGCGTTTACCTCGCCGCGCTCGAATCCTTTACGCCTGGCGCGGCGCTGTCGTCGCTGCGCCTGCTCGTGCTCTCCAAACTCAGCAGCTAAGGGGCAACCATGCCGGCACCATCCGTTTACACCTTCAGCGCCGAGGCGAAGATCGCGGCGAATACAACGTTCGTCAACCTGCTGGACACCGGCACCGCGGCCAAGTGGAAAGTCCGCGATGCGTCCGATGTGCTTCTGGCCGAGGCGCTGTTCGATGATCCCTGCGGGACTGTGAACGGCACGACGGGGCAGGTTACGTTCGTGCTCGACGGCAGAGACGAATCCGCCGTCGCAGGCGGCACGGCCGCCTATGTGGAATTCACAGAGTCGGACGATACCGTCCATCTTTCGCTGCCAGTCCAGCAGGGCATCGCGGCCGTCTCCGGCTATGCGGTGATGAACTCGCTGACGATCGTGGCCGGCGCGCCTTTCGAGATCATCACTGCGACGATGGGGTAAGACATGGCCACGCCGACAATCTACCGATCGACAGACGCCTCTGCGCCCGTGCTGACTGGCGAAGTCGGCAAGCTCATCGCCCTGCTCAAAGCGTGCCTTGTGGATGGGTACGGAGCGCTGCCGGCCGCTGGCTGGAGTCGGCCCTACAGCAGTGGCACGGATTACGCCGCATTCCAGGTTGCAGCATCGAGCGGCTCGGATGCGCTGCTTTGGGTGAACGACACCAACGCGCAAATGGCGCGCGTCGTTGGCTACAAGTCAATGTCTGCCATCCTGGTCGGCACAAACCCGTTTCCGACAGAGACGCAGTTCTCGGCTGGCCTGTATTGCCGGAAGTCCGTCGCCGCCAGCGCCACCGCGCGCCCGTGGATTCTGATTGCCTCGGGAACTTTCTTCATGCTGATCATTGCCGGGAACCAGACGGTTTTCGGAAACTTCGACGGCGGCGATTCAAACCTCGCATTCGGTGATCTTCTGCCGGCGCTGTCGGGTGATGGCTATCACGCCATCATCGCGGCCGGGACGGATACCTCCACCACATCGACGACCGCCACCACCACGCGGCAGGTGCTTCCCCTACTCGGCACTACGCCGGTCGGGCACTACCTCGCGGCCAGCTACACGCAGACGGGCGGCTCCATCACGCTGAACAAGCGCGCGACGGGCGTGCTGGCGCAGGCCATATCTGGCGTCTCCGGTGCAGCCTACCCGGAACCCTGCAGCGGCGGATTGCACATCAGCCGCGTGGCAGTGACCGAATCCAGCCTCGCCACGCGCGGATACATCCCCGGCCTGTGGGCGCTCGGCCATGCTTACACGTCGTTTACCAACTTCGACACGTTCAGCGGCAACGCCTCGTTGAGCGGGAAGAACTTCATCATTGTCAAGACGGGCACCTATGGGTTCTGCGTCGAAACCAACGGCGGGTGGTAGCTATGGCAGACCTCGGCGCAGTGGGGCAAGACGGCAGCAACGCTCACGACTTCATCCAGGTGATGAACATCAATGTGAACGTGACGCCGACAGACCAGACGATCAGCGGCGTGATCTATGACGACACCAGCGCAACCGTTGCGCGCACGGTGCGCGTTTACCGCCGATCGGACGGTGCCTTTGTCGGCGAAGTGACCAGCAGCGGCGTCGATGGCACGTACACCATCGCGTGCCCCGACGAGGAAGTGCAGCGCATCGTGCTGGATGACTCCGGCGGCACGCTTTACAACGACATCATAGACCGGGTGATTCCGGCCTGATCCGATGCCGGCCTACACTCGACCAGCCTACAACGCGGCGAATGCGACGTTCAGCGGTGCGGCGGCCTATACGCTGCCCGCGAACGACGAAGCCGACGCCACATGGTACGAGGGCGACGCCTTCGGCTATGTGGCCGTGCCTGGGCCTCTCGGCGCGCCTAGCGTGCGAACGCACAGCCTGCATGCAACGATCAGCATTCCAGGCATTCTCGGCACTCCATCTGTGCTGGCGCGGACTGACTCGATCGCTCGGATCTTGGTGCCAGGGCCTCTCGGCGCCCCATCCTTTGTCGGGTTCCACGACTTCACGGATGCGGTGCAGAACGCGGCCACATGGTATGTCGCCGATCTGGTGACGCCCGGCGGCCTGGTGCGCGTTCCGGTCAGTTCGTGGCAAGGCACGCTGCAGACCGACCGCGAATGCTTCCTGACCTGCGTAGTCCCGAACTGCTCCGAATGGCTTACCTCTATCGGCGAGGCCACGGAGTTCGTCATCAGCCGGCAGGCGGTGTTGCCTGACGGCTCGACGTTTGAAAACGAAGTGTCCCGCTCGCCGCTTGAGACGGTCCAGACGGACAGAGGGCCGACGAACTACACGGCTACGCTGTCGGGCTACTTCGACGCCTACCAGGCCAGCGAAAACCCGCCAGAAGCGCTCGACCGAGTGCTTGAAGGCGTGCGCTCGATCAGCGTGTATGACTCTGGCATCCGCGTGCGCTGCGCGATCGACTGGACGTTGCGCCCAGGCATGCGTGCCATCTATGCAGACACGTCCTTTGTCGTCGTCTACATGAACCTCTACGGTGTCGATTCGGATCAGTACATGGACATCGGCAGCCGTGAGGGGGCCTGATGGGCTATGCGATCGTCAACGGTCCAGGGCCTGACGGCCGCTATACGCTTTCGCTCGACTTCGGCGAATCGCAGCGGCAGGCGCTGATTGCCGCGCTCAACGAAGCGCTTGCCAGGGTAGATGAGAAGATCCCCGCGGCGCAGTCGAAGGTGAACCAGGCCGAAGCCGCTAAGGCCGCGCAACTGGTCAAAGTGCAGCAGGCGTTCGAGGAACTGCAGGCCGCGATGAACAATCTTCCTCCCGGCAGCCCCGTGCCCGATACGTCGGTCTATACCGAAGAACTGAAAACCTACCGGACGCTCGAGCAGAAGCTCGCGCCATTCGAGACGGCGCTGAAGTCGCTTGAGCGGTCGAAGAAAAACGTTCAACTCAAGATCATCGAATACACCAACCTCGTCGTCACGGAAGAACGGCAAGCGTGGTGCTGCGACTTCACCGAGAACGCGCCGATCGGTTTGGCGCTGGCTACGGTGGACATTCCAGGCGACCCGAACCTTGTGCTATTGGCCCCAGGCGGCCGTTTTTGGGCAGGATCTGACGGAGTGGAAAAAGAGCGCGCCCTGTGCTCTCCAGAACAGGCGTATTTCAACGCCGCGATATTCCCCGGCTGGCAGAAGTACAAGCCGACGTACAGGTGGGGCACGATCACTGCGCTGGATCGTGACACCGGGCTGGCTACCGTCTCGCTGCCCGACACGCGCTCAAGCGCAAACCGCTTGCCGATCGACCAGGAAAGCGTCCTAACCGACGTGCCGTTTCAATACATGACCTGCGGACACCAGGCCTTCGATGTCGATGACAACGTAGTGATCCAGTTCACGGGCTACCTTTGGAACGTGCGGACCATCATCGGCTTTCTGGACAACCCGAAACCGTGCCCGCTGACGTTTGTAGGCGGTGGGCCTTTCAACGGCGCAGGTTGCCAGCTGCAGGTCGGGATTCCGATGGATTGCCAGGAAGTATGGTCAACCGCTGGCGAACTGTTCGCGGGTTTCGATGAGTCAATAAAGAACTGCTGGTCGGGTGGCAAAAAGCCATACACCTTCGAGTTCATCGACGGCGATGCGCCTCCTGGCGTTTCTATCGACCAAGAAACCGGGTTCATCATCGGAACGCCAAGCGCGATGTTCTCAACCAGGACGCTGCGAATCCGCGCCTATGACGCGCTCTACGAAGCCGGAGTAAACGAGCGCTTCGCGGACTCGAGCGCAATCGAATTCAGCAGCGGCCAGGTTGCCTTCCCGTCAACGGCGACAAGCGGGAACATCTCCTGGCTATCGGACGGGACCGCGCTGCCGTTTGACTGGCATACAAGAAACTCCAGCCCGCTGTGGAATTCGCTGTTTCCGACGCTGGCCGACAGCATCCTCTACAGCAGGTTCGAGATGCACGCCACGGCAGTCGGAGCCGGCGCACGGTCTGACCAGGTGAGCAACAGCTCGGACCAAAATCTCCTGATTGAGTATGGAGGCGTTGACATCTTCAGCGAAGGCAGCCTGTGCGTTTACGTCACGGCAGACCCGACAGCGAATCCATACCTTACAGAATGTTCATTGCAGATCGGCTATTCGACCAACTCGATCACGGACCCGCATGGCGTGCTCGGGAGCGCACTTCTGAGCGTTTTCAATCCACCCTGGCTTACCTGACGGACAGACACCATGCCGACCGCAATCACCATCACAGGCCTCGAGCAGACCGCCGTCGAGATCAATGGGCTGCCAGATACGATGGCGCGGCGCGTCGTCGCCGAGATGTCGCAGATCGCCTATGACTCCATGCTGACAGGCGCAGGCCGGCACAATCAGACGGGCGCGCTGTTTCAGTCGGTCTATAACCGCTCGCTTGCGCCGGCATTCAGGCAGGTCGGGCACGACGAACAGCGCGCGCCGCATGCGAAATTCGTGCTGTACGGAACCCGCCCGCACGAGATCAGGCCGAAGGACAAAAAAGCGCTGCGATGGGTATCCGGCAACCAGTTCGTCTTTGCGAAGCTGGTGAAGCACCCCGGATACATCGGCGACAACTATCTCAACCGCGCCGCGGATGATGCCGTGCGCCAGTTCTCCGCGATCGTCGATCGCTCCATTCAAGGGGTCTAAAGCATGGCACTCGTCTATACCTACCCGGACGCATATCTAGCGGACTTCTGCACCGAAGAACGCGAAGCCCGCGCCATCGCCGACGTGCTCGTGATGGCCGGCACGCGGACATTCTCGGCCGACTGGACCGAGCGCCTCGTCATCGTGCAGACGTACATCCTCGCCTGCATAGAGAACCAGGCCAGCGCCGAGGATCTTTTCACGGCGAAGCTCAAGACGTACCGCGACCAGCAGGCGATCATGCTGCCACAGGCCGCGTTCGACGCTGACCAGACGGCGGAGGTTGTCGGCGCCGGCCTGTCGCTGTTCTCGATCCCGCTGGAGCGTGCGTGATGATGACCGCGCTGGAATGGGCGCGCGACGCGCTGGCGGCAATCCCAGGCCTGGCATCCTGCAAGATCGGGCTTGAGGCGAACATCAGCCCGGCGAGCTATCCGATGATTCGGCTTGTTCCTTCGCGCATCGTGCCGGGCAAGCCATACGGAAACCGCACCGCGGAGTGCTTCATCTACTTCGGCACGCAGACGACGAACTCGCAAGGGCTGGAGGCCGTCTATGCCAACTTGTTCGACCTGGAGGCGGCGATTCTCGACGTGCTGAAAACGCTCAAGGGCCGTTATGTCGAGACGCTGACCGACGAGGACAGGCTCGACACCTACAAGCTGATGGCAGTGCGGTGCGAGTTGCAGACTCTGGAGCTACACGCTGCGGCCGGCGTGCTTGCCTCGCAAGGTTCCGGCGTGGCATCGAGCGCCGATCGGGCCTGACCTATTGCGCTTCGGCTAGGGTCTTGATGGCATAGCGCGCGTCGCGCGTCGCGTTGACAACGGCGACGGTCTGCTCGCCGGCCAGCACGCGGGCCAACTTGTCGCGGCTTCCGACCACGCGCGCCGCCGCGCTCGGGTTCAGGCGCTGCAGGAATGACACGTCTGCGCTGTCGTCGGGTTGATCTGCCGGCGTCTTTCCCGTCAGATCTAGGCGCGGCGCGGTGACGCACCGGCAGTATGGGTGGAACGGCGGCAGCGGCGCCTTTGCCTTCGGATAAACGCCTTTGCCCAGGCCCCAAACGTCACGGCCGGCGAACAGGTCGCATATGCACGGCAACTGCACGCCAGGCGCGCGGCGGATCTGGACGTATTGCACAGCATCGTCGGCCATCAGCGCCAGCGCCTCGCGCTTCGCATAGGCGCGGTGTATTTCCGTCTGCGCGATGCGCTGCGAAAAGTAGCGCATGCGCTCGAACCATGCGATCTCGATGCGCTTTTCCAGGCCCTTCGCACCTACGCCGTCCGCGGCTTCTGTGATGGCGTCCAGTAGCGACGTATAGGCCGCGCGCAGCCCCGGCGTTGTCAGGCCGTTGACCTGCAGCTGCGCAAAGTGCGAGGAAAGCGCACGCTCGACACCCGGCTCGGTGCGCAGGACTTCGCGCAGGTACTGCGGCAGTTGCGGGTTTGTCGCCTTGAACTGCAACGGCTCGGCATCCGGTGGCCTGAATGCGTAGCCCTCGAAAAGCTCAAGCGCCAGCGATCGCGCATCGGTGAACCCCTTCACATGCCGATCAACGATACCCGAGACGGTGGCCGCCACCTGGTCGGCTTCCTGGTACAGCCGAGGCGATAGGCGCATCGGTCCGACGTTCATCTGCAGCACTTCTGACGCCGTGACGGCCTCGCCAGTGACGGCGGTCAAGGCGGTGGCCAGCGTCGCGGCTAGATCGGCTTCGATCGTACCCATGACTTCGGCGACGGCATCGCGCACAGGCACGCCGGAACCGATCATTGCGATCAACTCGGCGAACTGCTCGCGCATGTCCTCGTCGATGCGCGCCGCTGCAGCGGCCAATAGCTCGCGTTCTTCGTCGGCCGTCACAAAGGCCCCGCCATGTCCACCGCCATGTCAACGACAACCCAGGCTGTCGGCTGCGATACGCCGAAGCGGCGCTGGATCTCTCCGCTGATCTCCCGGCGGTGCAGGCCAGCGCGAAGCATGTCCATTGCCATCTTGACGCGCCGAGCACGCTCGCATGCCTGCGGGTCTATGGCGTAAACCACCTCGAGCAGATCGGCCGGCGGGCGTTCCATCCTGGCCAGCGCGGCGGTCATAGGCCCTGCACCTTGGCGCCGGCTGGCGTCTGCGTGACCACGCCAAGCAATTCGGCAAACGCACGACTCAGGCCGTCAACCTGGTCATCATGGCGCCCATTCGGGAAACTCCGTAGCTCGTCGAGCAACGCCGCATTCCAGTCGCCGCGCAGCATCAGCACGTTGCCCACGTTGACCTGAGAGGCGAACGGCTCGGCGCGGGTGATCTTGTCGCCGGATTCCGGGCTACTCGAGACGCGAAAGCCGGCGAGCTTGCGGGTCAGGTCGAGCACCTGTGTCTTGCCAGCCTGCCCAGGATCTTGAGGGATCGAGATTCGCACGTTCACTCCATCACGAACAGCGGTGTTATGAAGCGCGCGGTCCCTTTCGTCGGGGCCAGCGCGCAGGCGCACCATGTCAGCGATGAGAAAGCGTCCGTCCCGGAGCTTGCCCAGCTTTGGACCTGCAGTGTAGTCGCCGTCTACGGTTCCGGCAAAGTCCCATCCGCGCGCCCATTCGGCAGGCAAGGCCGGCAGCGCCTCGACAATCTGGATCTGCTCGGGCTTGAACAGCACGCCGCCGGGTGGAAGTGGCTTTTGCTGGTACAGGCTCGCCCAGGTGCGCTCGATGGCCTGAAACGGCTTCCAGTGGTCCAGGCTGAACCATTCCGGCCAGAGCGTCTCGCCGATTCGGCGCCCGAGCGGATCATCGGCGCGATCGCAGATCGCCGGAAGGCACAGCACAAGCCAGCGCCTGCCGTCCTTCCCGCTGAACCATCCGCTCTCGCCGTCCCATTTGTCGGGCAGGATGCGCCCGGCTACGTCGTCCTCGTGCCATCTGGTCGTGATCATCACCTGCGGCGCGCCGGGAATCAAACGACTGCAAAAGTCGTCGGTGTACGCTTGCCAGGTTGACTCGCGCACCGTGTCGGATTCCGCCTGCTGGCGCCCGCGGATAAGGTCGTCGCACAGACCGAGCGCTGCGCGGTTGCCGGTCAGGCCCGAGAGAATGCCGCCGGCCATGAACTCCGATCCGTTGTCGAGCGTCCAGACGCCTGCCGCCTTCTGGTCTGCGCGCAGGCTGCGGCCGGTCAGGTTCGCATAGCTTCTGGAGTTGATCAGTTGCCGAGCGCGCCGGCCCTGCTTTTCTGCAATCTCTGTGGCGTAGCTCGCCAGGATGACATGCCGGCGCGGCTTGCGTGACATGAACCAGGGCACGAACACCACGTCGCAATACGTTGACTTTGCGGAACCCGGCGGCATCAGCACCATGAGGTTCCCGATGCTGCCATCCTCGACGCCCTGCAGCCGTTCGAGCAGCAGGCGGTGATGATCAGCCAAGCTGTCGAGCTTCATCACCGAGAACCGATCTTCCTCCGCTTCCTCTGTCAGCGGCACCGTGGGGATGTCCACCATGCACGCGAAGTCGGTCAGGTTGCGGCGCGCAAGCTCACGGCGCGCCGCGATGATGTGCTCTGGCCGAATCTCAGTCAGTTCCATTTGGAAGGCGTAGCGCGGCCAGCGCTCGAAGCTGCTCGACGGTGGCGCTTGAGATGTCAACGCGCGCCAGCGTTATCGGGTTGTCCGAATCTCCAGCGATGACGGTACGCTCGCCGTAGCGCTTCGGGTCCCATTTGGCCAAGAGCTTTAGCCGGGTTTCGATGCGCAACTTGCTGCGCTGGACGTGCTCGCCGTTCAGTGCATAGCCTGGGTTTTCAGGGTCGTTTTTCTCCATCCAGTCGTTTTGCCCATCGTCGGCAATGCGGACGGTTTCAGCGGCGATTGCATCGAATCCGTCGGCTCGCGCGCGCGCGAAGTCGATTGAAAACGATTCGCGTTCCTGAGTCCACCTATTCACCGTAGGCACCGACGGCAAGTGTTCGTCTCTGCATACAGACTGCAGCGTTTCGCCGCTGGCTATGCGCTGGCAAATTTCATCAGCGACAGCCTGAGACCACAGCGAGGGCCTACCCCGCGGCCGTTTGGCAACTGGCGCGTCTTTCTTGCTCACTTGACAAGTTCCCTGCTCGCCTCAATCGCCGCCCTGAACTGCGGCCACACGCGCAGCGCCCATCGCAGAAACTGCGCGTGCTGCGGCGGGTTGACCTTGAACCATGCCGCGATGGATTGCGGGTCGTTCATGTTCACTCGCACGCCTGCACCTTGACTCGAACCATCCCGCCCACCTCGTCGGCCATCTCAAAGCTGATCCGCCAGCGCGAATCGTCAACCCCGAACACATCCGCCAGGCCGTCGATCCCTGACTTCATCCTGGCGAGACAGTTGTCGGGGTCATAGCGCCGTTTTGAAGGCGGGACGAATACCAGGGCCACATCCAGCCGCTTTGCGTCGATCCTGGCGGCTCCTTGCTGCCTTGCCGCCCATGCACATGCCTTGCGATATGCCTTCTTTGCAATGTAGTGGGACATGTGGTGCTGGCGCGCGTTGGGCGACAGGTTGCTCGGCGGCCATGGGAGGATGAGATTCACGCCGCCATCCTTTCCGGCTCGATCGCCCCGGCCGTGGCGCGCAGCAGTTCCATGTGCTTCAGCTTGTGCCGGTAGCGCTGGCGATAGACGGCGACGCGCTCGGGGCTGCGTCCGATTGGCGCGGTGCGCTTCATGTCCGCGCCTGGACCGAAAGCGTAGAGCGCGACATGAACACCGGCCTCGCGCACGTCCCAATCGGCGACTCTGATCAGCTTTCTGGCCGCCAGCGTACGCAGGACCAGCCGGGTGTGCTGGCGCGTGAATCCAATGTCCGCGGCGAGCTTTTCCGTGGTCAGCGGCCCGAGATCAACGGCATCCTTGATGGCCCCGAGCAGCAAAGCGGACTGCCCCGACTTGCGCGAAACAGGGCGCCAGTGCTCATGCGCCACGTCGCCTTCTTTTCCCCAGGCCCACACCGGCATGTACTTTTGCCGCGGGCCTGGCTTGACCCATTCGCGCCTGTGGATAAGTCCAGAGCGGAACAGGCTGTTGCAGATCCAGTACATCGTCCTAGGAAAAATCCTAAAGCGTTCCGCAAGCTGCGCCGCGGTCTGCGGGTTTCTGATGATGCTGGCGAGGATGGCGCAATAGCCATCGAGGCCGATGCGCGCGTCGCGCGCTTTCTTAAGGTTGCTCATGCCGCGGCCCTCCGCGACGCCATAGCGGCCCGCCTGGCCTCGTCTGCGGCGAGTTTTTCTTCTGCTGAGAATTCATCGGCGCGCCACAGTTCGACGGAAGGAACGCATGGCGTAACGATTCCCTCGTCCATCCATCGGCCCTCGTTGAGCCAAGTCGCAGGGTGCGGTATGAACTGCCCGTTGTCCTTGCGCCATGCCTCGCCGCGGGATTGCGACTCAAGCGCGCGGATGAAGCACTGCACCAGCACATCGTCGGGCTTGCGCTTGTCGAAGGCGCGGCGGGCCGCATCCTTGCCGACTTTGCGTGGGTAGGCTTTCCAGAACGCTTCAAACCGACGGTCCCCCGGCTTGCCGGGGTGAGAAGCGTTAGCTTCGATATCGACTACGTCTTCGACTACGTCTAAGTGCGCATCTGCTTGCAGTTGCTGCGCATCTGCTACGCATTCGCTACGCATATCCGGGAATTTGCTTGCTGCTGCGCGCACTTGCTGGCGGAAGTCCAGCAGTTGCAGGTATCTCTTTCCGTCCTTAGCCGGATACACCCTTACAAGGCCCGCTTCGGCACAAACGGCCAGCCACTTGCCAATGTCCGGGTCGGACACCTTATCTAGCTGCAGCGGGTAGCAAGCTGCCCGCAAAAGCATCGGATTTGCGTAGTAACGCCCGAAGTCATCGACGACGGACATCAGACGCCTGTAGAAAGTCTCAGCGGCCCAGCCAAGCCGCGCCACACGCTCGCTGGTGAGGATGCCTTCTCTAAGGATGCGGTTAGGCATGGCCTCGCACTTCTTTTTCGATAAGTGAGTCAATAAAGCGCGCGACAGCCAGAAGCCCGTCTCCGTCGAGCATGTCCATTCGCGCGCCCATGAATGCCCTGGCCTCACCTTGCTCCTCGATGCGCAGAAGCCCTGAAACCACTTCTGTAACTGAACCTGCTATCTGCAATGACATGCCGTCGATTGCTTCTGCAAGCACCTCTGGCCGATGCCAACTCAGTGAAATGGCGCGCTTCAAGTCATCTTGCAGTTCGTGCTCGTCTTCGTGGCATTGATCGCACAAGACAATCAACTCCTGCGCCTCGTACTCCCACGGCATGCGGCCCTTGAAATAGACCTTGTGGTGAACGTGAAGCGTCTTGTCTGTCGAAAGACAGCGCTGGCATGTCCACCCTGCGCGCTGCAGACACTCAAGACGCTTGCGCTGCCAATTTGGGTGCAGCAACTGCTCTTTGTAGGTGAG